CTTCTGCAAAGAAGATGGTTCTTAAAAAGGGTCAGACAATCGAGTGGACAAACAAGGGTTTGACACGCATTGCTACAGTTCTCAAAGTAAACCGTAAGACTGTAGAAGTTGTCGATGCTGGTGCTAATCCATTTGGACGCACAGTGACCCGTGTTCCACTGTCGATGGTAGACAAGGTAGTTGAGGAGGCCGCCTAATGAATAAAAAGGTTATCAAAGAAAAACTCATGGAAGAACTTGCACCGAAGCGCACTAAGGTAAAGCGCAGACGCAAGCCTATGACTGAGGAGCAAAAGAAAGCGGCGGCTGAACGCCTCGCTAAAGCCCGTGAGAAGCGTCAGAAAGCGAATCCACCAGAATATAAACACATCCACTCTAGTGTGCTTGCAAAGCCCGATGAGGATACATTCTCACGAAAGAATGTGACTGAATGGATTAAACACCAAAAAGGATTGCTTGCAGAGTATCGCCGACAGGAGCGACAAAAAGTCAAAGGTGCAACTATGCGTGTGGCCGATACGCAAGCATACATTCGACACTGTGAGTGGTATCTCAAGAATGGTGATTGGATTGACAATCGTTATGGTAGGGATGCACAGAACACTGTGAAATGGGTTACTGTAGTTCCAGCCGGAGATAAATAGTTCTTTCGACAGGAGAAAGGAAGATGCATGAATGTAATCAAGTTTCCAAAAGAAAATCCTCGACACAACGAAAATAGCATTGAAGGAGTCCAGAAAAAAATTGATGAAGCAAAGGAAAAATACATCAATAATCTGGTTGACCAGCATTGCAGTCAGTTGTTAGCAAGTATCAGTTTCTCTGGTATGGATATTGAGCGTGAAGATTTTATGAAGGACTTTGCATTCACTGTTGAAACTGTTCGTTCATCAATGTATCGTAATATGGGATTGTATCATCCACTTCATGAACAGATTGATGAAGCAGTTCAGTTGACTGATATGGAAGAAGAAGATGATGAGGGTTCATTTCCATCAATGATTTTTGATGATGATGACGATGAGTAGATACACTCAACGAGATTGGGATAGAGTTGTAGGATGGGGTAAAGTGCCAGAGGAGTATATGATGCCATCTAGTGAGGATTTGATGATTCAGCGTATTTTGCAAAATGAATTGGATAGAATGGAAGTGTTAAATAAAGGATTATACACTGACCAAGAAGTTATTATCCGAAATTGGTTAATGAAAAGGATTGAAGAAGTTCAAAATGGAAAATCAAATAACAAGTAGTTTTATTAAGATGTTCCCTACCACAGTAGGGGTTTACAATAATGCTCATGTTCTTAATGATAATGAAAAAGAAGTCATTCTAAATTTAGAGCGAGTAAAAAATATTGCAAATGAAAAATCGGTTGATACTCAAGTTCTTGAGCATGAAGGATTGAGCAACCTCAAAGAAAGTATGTTACATTGTGTTCGACACTATGTGACAAATGTTCAGTGCTGGAACTTAGAAAAGCATCAACCAGTCATTACATTGTCTTGGTGTAACTATGCGGTGAGAGGACAATCTCATCCAGCACACACTCATGCAAACTCAATTGTGTCTGGTGTTTACTATCCACAAGTTGAACATAATTATGACATGATACAATTCTCAAGAACATTACCAAATATTCTTGTTCCTAATCCAAATGATACCAATGAGTTTGAACATGAAACATTTATGATGTATCCACAGGAACATGATTTATTACTTTTTCCATCCAATACGATTCACTCTGTGCCAGAGGTGCTTAAAGGACAACGAGTAAGTCTTGCATTCAATGTCTTTGCAAAGGGCGACCTTGGTGGAATAAATGAATTAACTTACTTAAAATTGTAAATTTGCCTTGACACATTGTCCATAAGTGTGTAGACTGATTCTGTAACTGAGTGAGGAGATACATAATGTTTACGAATTTTGGTGAAGTTCTCTTGAAGACTGAGAAAGACTTTTTGGACTGTATCAACTTCTATAACTCAAAAGGATTGCGTAAAAGCAATAAGCAGTTGTCAGAAGACTTGTCTGGATTGTTAGAGACTAACATCGAAAACACCATTGAGGGTGCTGTCGCTCCTAAAGTAGATAGTGAGCCAGACATACGCTACAATGGTGTACCAGTTGAAATCAAATGCACCAGTGGTGAACAATGGCGTGGTGGTGCATACTCTAAAAGAGATGGATATTATCTGATGGTGACATGGAATGTAATCGAAGGTGCAGTCAAACTATTGTGTTATGGTTTGAACCTAACAAAGAAAGACTGGCAAGGCGGTTTAACTGGTAACTACTATGGAACTACTTTTGGTAAGAAGCAGTTGATGGAGAAAGTCGAGCAAAACTTGGTTGATGAGTATCGTGGTAGAATGGAAAAATATTCTCGTGGCGGAAAAAACTGCATTAAGGTTATTAAGGAATGACCCTATATAATATTAGGATAGTTAAGTGAGTAAAGGTTATGATACTCTTAGATTTGAATCAGGTGATGATTTCTAACCTGATGGTGCAGATTGGAAACAATCGAAATAATGAAATCGAAGAAGACCTTGTGAGACACATGGTGCTGAACAGCATTCGTCTATACAAAGGCAAGTTTGGTAAGCAGTATGGTGAACTTGTTATCTGTTGTGATGACAAGAACTACTGGCGCAAACAAATATTCCCCTATTACAAAGCACATAGAAAAACTGACAGAGAAAAGTCTCCACTAGATTGGAATAAAATCTTTACAGTTCTGAACAAGATTCGTGATGAACTGAAAGAGAACTTTCCTTATCGTGTGCTACAAGTAGAAACAGCAGAGGCGGATGATATCATTGGCACTCTCTGCAATCGCTTCGGTCGAACACTCAAAGCAGAAGGCGAAGAGCCTATTCTCATCTTGTCTGGTGATAAAGACTTTGGACAATTGCAGAAGTATGCGAATGTTGAACAGTTCTCGCCTATCACAAAGAAATGGATTCGTATCAACAATCCAGAAGCATTCTTACGAGAGCATATTATGAAGGGTGATAGAGGTGATGGTGTTCCAAACTTCTTGTCTGGTGATAATGTGATTGTTACAGGACAAAGACAAAAGCCACTTATGTCCAAAAAACTGGACACATGGATTAGTCTAGACCCTGTTGATTTTTGTAATGATATGATGTTGCGTAACTATAAGCGCAATGAGTCTCTAGTCAATCTTGGCATGATTCCATCACATATAAGTGATAATATAAATAAAAAGTATGACGAATATGTGATTCCTAAAAAGGGATTGCTAAATTACTTTATCAAAAACAAATTGAAAAATCTTATGGAACATATTGGAGAATTTTAATGAGAAAGACTTTCTACGAAATATTTGAAGAAGTCGAAAAGTGTAAAACCAAGAAAGAGAAGATTGCGAAACTACAGGAGTATAGTGGCGCACCATTAAAGCAAGTTCTTGGTTGGACATATGACCCGAATGTAAAGTGGTTACTACCAGAGGGCAATCCCCCATACAAAGAAGTAGGCCCAGATGTGGATGCACAAGGTAGACTTGTTCAAGAACTAAGAAAGTTGTATCTCTTTATCGAAGGTGATACTGACACACAGAGAAATTTGAAACAGGTTCGCAGAGAGCAACTCTTCATTGAGATGCTTGAATCTGTTGACCCAGGCGATGCTAAAGTGTTACTTGGTATGAAGGATGGTAAGTTACCATTCAAGTCAATCACTAAAAAACTAGTAGCAGAAGCATTTCCAAACTTGTCTAAAAACTGGTGAAAGAAAGATAGGTCACTACTATGGCTAAGAATAAAAAGTCTCCCCAAACTGATGAAGAGCGAGATTTCAAGCGCATTAAAGAGCAAAGGAAACCAATAAAGAATTTCAAAACACATTTGAAAGACTATGCTCTTAGTTATATGGATGAAGAAAGTGAAATAGATGATGAAGACGGCATTTATAATAGGGAACGGAATTAGTCGTAAACCTGTTGACTTAAACACACTTGTGGGTAAAGGCACTATCTTTGGATGCAATGCTCTCTATCGTGAGTTCAACAAATACGATTATCTGGTTTCTATCGACAAATCTTTTCAAACTATTATCGAAGCAAATGATGAAGTATTTGGTTCGGATGGGAGAATCATCTTTCCACCAGAAGACGAATGTTGGGAAGATGCTGATTATTCTCCAAGACGCAAACGAAGCAACGCCGGCATGAATGCAATGCTAGAAGCGATTCGGCGTGAACATAAGAAACTTTATTGTCTTGGTTTCGATTTTCTATTGAAAGACAAGGACTTATCAGAGGATAATTTGTTCAAGAATCAGGAAGGATATGGGCCTGAGACTCATGCGAATCACCTTGATAATATCAATCGTGTAAAGTATCTTGACTGGTTTGCAAGGAAACATAGCACTACTAAGTTTGTTTTCGTGTTACCAGAAAACCAACAATATCATACACTTACAGCCCCCAATATTTCTGGAATTTTTTTGCCAACTTTTTTGAAAAAAATTGGCGATTAGCCCTTGCAATTCTCTCTGAGACCCACTATATTAATAATGTAAGTGAGAGATACAGAGAGAGGTAATCATGACTAACGAAACAATTTTTATCGGTGCTGAAAACGGTGGCCTTGAGATTTACATGGGTGCCGGAAACTTGATTGCTGGAAATATCCAGACTGCAAAAACCTTCAAATATGTAATGGACACCTACGGTGTTGACATTGATACTGCCACCATCTACTACACAAGTAGCATGGATTTTGCTACTGAGTATGGTTTTGAAGATGATGACGATGCAAAAACTCTTGCTGAAGAAGGTTTCAAATTAATCCAGATGACAAAGGTTGCTTAATCATGAATGAACTGATTCAACATATCGAAGGTATCAATGCTAAATCGAAAGCAGAGATGGAAGCCAATCCAGGCACTTTCATCGGTATTCTGACTACAGATGTCGAGCATTGGGCTGAGATGGGTGTTCATACTGTAGAAGATTTTGAACGGTATGAACTTCAGACTTTTATCTATGAAGGACATAAGGACGCTTTTGGTGTCAAAGGTCGTCACTATGATTTTGATTCCATGACTATGGAAGAGTTGAAAGAAGAAGCGAACTATATTGCTCAAGCCGCTAACGAGGCTTTTGAAGCAGAACAAAAAGCGGAAGAAGAAGCCGTTCGTAAGTTTGAGGGTTTTGTTCAAGAGATGCTCA